AGAACCATGAGCTACCAAAAATTAATGGACACTAGATTGATTATCAAACACAACCAAGCGGTTATGGATGAGAATCAGCCAGGTGCAAGAACACGCCACATAGGTGCCTTGTTCGTGGAAAACCAAGACGGTGAAAGATTCAAGTACCCTTTCATCCATCTAGCAGGTGCTAGAGCCATGCAGAGACATGTGGCCAACGGTGGCGTCCCCTATGATGATCTAGGCAAGAGCATAATTGGCATGAGCGAAGAAATCGCACAGCTAAAGAGTTTTGGTAATTATGTTGTACGTAACGATCTTATGAACTCAGATACAAATTCTGTAGTGGAAAGATCAACCACTTACCTAAATCAACTACGTGAACAGATCAAGGCGCTGAGCAAGCAGAGCCATTACGAAGCATATAAAGAAAACTTCCAGGCCTACGACAGTGAAGAAATTCCACAGGACGTGGTAGAAGACTTTAAAGAAAAATTCACTGTAAAATCATTCAAAGAAGATATCGCAAGTGTGTTTCCTGTGTTGTACAGACTGATGAAAGAAGGAAACACTATAGGCTACGACGACATAGTCGCAATGACACAAGAAGAAATAGCCAACGAAGATGTGGAAGTGGGTGAAGATGCCTACGATCCATTTGATCAATTCGAATCATGGGTTATGGCACTTGGTGAAGAATCCGCTATAACCTCAGAAGATCCAGAAGCACAGGCAACAGCAGTACAGGGACTACAAGAACTAGTAGGACAGCATTTCCCCGCAGGCGTAGATGGCACTAATGCCATAGAAAGCCTCAAAGGCATCATAGAAGATCCAGAACTATACAAACGCATCAAAGCACAGGCCGCCGAAGACGCAGACTCATGCGTGAGACCATTGGTCAAAGAATGGTTAGAATTAAATGCTCCAGAAACCCTAGAGCAATTAGATTTTGGTGATATGGTCGATGAGCCGGAAGCAGCCCAAGGAGGTGACCAAACTGCCCCGGAAGAAGAACCAGTGGCAGTTGATCCAGCCGCAGCCGAAGTTCCTGTGCAACAACCAGTTCCGCAGGAAGCTATAGATCCTGATAATCCCAGAGATTACGAGAGACCTGCGATTGATAGAAAGAAATCTGGTCAAGCACCATTGACAATGAAAGACGTCAAAGACAAGGATGAAAAATCAGAACGTGATCGCAAAGAACGCTCAGGCATAAAAGTTGAAGAACTAGCAGAATTTATTACATCATTCTATGACAGAGATTCAGGTACATTCCCCAAAGGCCCCGAAGGCGTAGTGATTATGGTAGGCAAGAAGTTCGGAGAACAGGCTGAACAGGTCGCTCGAAAGTTCGTAGAGCGTATGGCCCCACAACAACAAGATCCACAGATAGCAGAATTAGCTCGTATCAGAGAACTAGCAGGCTATTAAAATTTCGTCGCAGTTAGATTGGGCACTTCGGTGCCCTTTCTTTTGATCAGGTTAGCCGTTTCACGTTTACGACCTCTGTCTAAATAACGTTATATATAATAGTGGTAGAATTTTTCTACTACACTTAAATGGAGATTTTCATATGAAATCAATCGTTACATTAATCGCTGCTCTTTTCGCAGTCACAGCATTCGCACAAGCGCCTGCTAAGAAAGAAGAAGCCAAACCAGCAGCAGCATCTGCGACTAAACCAGCTGATGCTAAAGCAGCACCTGCTAAGAAAGAAGAAAAGAAAGACGCAGCTAAGAAGTAATGTGAGCGATCGGAAAGGCTCTTCGGAGCCTTTTCTTTTGGCAAAACAAAATCAAAAAATACGCAGATAATCATTGACCTTGATAAATAAAAAGCACATAATAATACATGTGCATAAGGCATATAAACATTTTAGGCATAACATAGGAGGCATATAAAATGGCTACATTAGCAGAAATTCGTGCAAAACTTCAAGAAGCACAATCAAAGTCCACAGGACAATCCACCGGCGGTGGAGACAACGCAATTTACCCACACTGGAACATGCAAGAAGGCAAGGAAGCGGTGATCCGTTTGCTACCTGATGGCAACCCCAACAACACATTCTTTTGGGTAGAACGTGCGATGATCAAACTGCCATTCGCAGGTATCAAAGGTGAAACTGATTCGCGACCAGTACAGGTACAGGTTCCCTGTGTGGAAATGTACAATGATGGCACAGCTTGTCCGATCCTCGCAGAAGTTCGTGGTTGGTTCAAAGACAAGAGTCTTGAAGAAATGGGTCGTAAATATTGGAAGAAACGTTCATACATTTTCCAAGGTTTCGTCGTTGAAGATCCAATCAAGGAAGACAAGATTCCAGAAAATCCTATCCGTAGATTTATCATTGGTCCTCAGATCTATAACATCATCCGTTCGGCATTGATGGATCCAGAACTAGATGAACTGCCAACAGACTTCCTGAAAGGGCTAGACTTCCGTATCGCTAAAACATCCAAAGGCGGATTCGCTGACTACTCTACATCTAAGTGGAGCCGTAGAGAACGTGCTTTGAGCGATGTTGAAAAAGCAGCCATTGACACCCACGGACTGTTTGATCTCAGCGGGTTCCTTCCTAAGAAGCCTACAGATGTTGAACTTAAAGTGATGAAAGAAATGTTTGAAGCGTCAGTGGATGGTGAAGCATATGACATGGATCGCTGGGGACAGTATTTCAAACCAGCAGGTATGGGTCAGGCTACTGGTGATCCCAACAAAGCATCTGCTAGATCATCTGCAGTTGATGAGGATGCAGACGATGCTCCTGTGGCCGTGGCAGCTCCGGTAAGTGCTCCAGCAGCACCAGCCCCGGCAGCAGCCGCTGAAGGTGCTAGTCGTGCGCAAGACATCCTTGCAATGATTCGCAATCGTCAAAAGCAGTAATTAACACGGCTCGGGCCAATGAGACGTAGTTCTTACGCCCGAGTTCTTCTCATCACAGGATAATAATATGGCAAAAGCATTTGATATTTCTAAATTTAGAAAGTCAATTACTAAGAGCATCGAAGGACTTAGTATTGGCTTCAATGATCCAGTAGACTGGATCTCAACCAACAACTTCGCACTGAACTATTTGATCAGTGGAGATTTTTACAAAGGTATTCCACTGGGCAAGGTCACTGTGTTTGCTGGCGAGTCAGGTGCAGGCAAGAGTTTTATCTGTGCCGGTAACTTGGTCAAGAACGCACAGGCATCGGGCATATTTCCTATATTGATTGACACAGAAAACGCCTTGGATAAAGATTGGCTAGAAGCCTTGGGCGTAGACACTTCAGAAGATAAATTGATGAAGTTGAACATGGCCATGATCGATGATGTGGCCAAGACCATCGTGGAGTTCGTGGCAGAATACAAATCCATGGATGAAGCCACACGTCCTAAGATCTTGTTCGTGATAGACAGTCTCGGAATGTTACTGACTCCCACGGACGTCAACCAGTTCGAAGCCGGGGATCTCAAAGGCGACATGGGCCGTAAGCCCAAAGCACTAACGGCACTGGTTCGCAACTGTGTGAACATGTTTGGTAGTCTTAATATTGGTTTGGTGTGTACCAATCATACCTATGCCAGCCAAGACATGTTTGATCCAGATGACAAGATCAGCGGTGGCCAGGGTTTTATCTACGCCAGTTCAATCGTAGTTGCCATGCGTAAGCTAAAACTCAAAGAAGACGAAGACGGCAACAAGATCTCAGAGGTCAAAGGTATCCGTGCTGCCTGCAAGGTTATGAAAACACGATATGCCAAACCTTTTGAATCAGTGCAGGTGAAAATTCCTTATGAAACAGGTATGAATCCATATAGTGGACTGGTCGACCTGTTCGAAGCCAAAGGCATGCTCAAGAAAGAAGGAAACAGCCTAGTCTATACCACTGCCGATGGCGAGATCATCAAACAGTTCCGTAAGGCCTGGGAACGCAATGACAATCTCGGTCTCGACAAGGCCATGGCAGATGTATCAAAACACGGTGAAAAATCCATTTCTGAGATAACTACTACAGTTGAACCAGACTTGGAGGAAGCCGAATGAAAGAAGATTTAATCGCCGATATATGGAATGTAGTGATTGGTCATATTCCAGAAAAACAACGAGCTGATGTTGCCGCTGATTTTGTTAATACACTATTAGACTACGGTATCAAAGACTCTGTGTTAGAATCACTGCAAGGAGTGGATCCCTATTTAGACGATGCTATCGATTACGCAATCGATGGTGAGGAAATCGAAGAAGAATACGAAGACGACGAGGAATAAATGAATTGGTATGATCGAGTTTCCAAGGATATTTCGAATATTCCTGATGCTGTGGCCTATTATGAAGCTGAATTAATTTCAGCAAAACAAGATGTCCGTGTAACGGGAAACATCGAGAAAGCCTCTGCGCAGATGCCTGGCATCGTAGAAACTCGGTTCAATCAACTCCAAGAGATTGAAGGTATCCTAGAATATCTCAATATCGAACTTCGTAGACTTCGTAGTCAACACTTTCGTAAATATCTCGAAAACTATCAACGTCAGCTCAGTTCCAGAGACTGTGAAAAGTTTGTGGAAGGTGAAGCTGATGTTGTAGATTTTGAAAAGATCATCAATGACTTTGCTCTGCTACGTAACAAATGGCTAGGCATTATCAAAGCCTTAGATATCAAGCAATGGCAGTTGAGTAATATCGTCAAACTTAGAACTGCAGGACTAGAAGACGCTACTCTATGACAATTTTAGTAACTGGTGGCCTAGGATTAATAGGGCACCATGTAGTTAAGAAATTAGAAGATCTCGGTGAACAAGTGGTAATCACTGACACGAGAACCAACTACGGTATTATACC